TTACTAATCACGCAAAGTGTACTCTACAGGAGCACCACTGTGTACATTAGGTGTACAAGTCCACTAGCTAGCTCACTTTCGCGAACCCTTCATTTTCTTTTCAGAATCGAGGACAACAGGTAAAATGACAGCTGTGCTGAACTCACAGAGTTCAACATCAAGTGTGCAATACAAGTCGCCGACGATAATGTCAGTAGCCGAAAGGTTGGTGTTAGTGGAGGCTATCGCTAGTACACCACCGACCGTTTGCCGCAGAGTTGCAGGAGTTGAAGCAGTAAAGTCTATCCTGGCAGTGAGGTTATCACTGACAGAATAGTATTTCTGCTTAGAATCAACAGGGACCGCAGTATGGCAAGGAGCCCATCCGTTAGAGGTGCAAGCACCAGGTCGTGAGACCAGTGCATCCTCTGTAGGGGTGGCAATCCCTGCAGTAAGCAGTCCATGCGACTCAAACCACTCAGGGTCGGTAACAGAAGCAAGAACGAAAGCCACAGCGGAGGTAGCGGGTTGCCTTGGTTCAACGTCAAAGACCATACTATTGATATAATAATACGCAAAGAGTCTGGTTAGGCTATATAGGTAGCTTGGCCAATACGCAGAGTTAGTAATAACACTAGGTATTATGAAGCTTTCCAAACTAGCCGAGGTCCAGAACCCAACACGATTAGTATACGGAGCCAAATGTGTGGTCCCAAACATTTGAATTTGGGCAACCCGAAAGCGAATTCGAAGACGTGTGCAATTAGGTTTCCGCCCGGTCGACCATGACACTGAGGGGCCGCTTTTGGCGACTCCCATCATGGTAACCGGCGGTTGGTACCTGCGCACTTTCTTTTCTTTCACTTTCTTTGTTTTCTTTCCTCCTGAGGGGTGGCCGGGTGGGCCCCCCCTCATTGATTGTTGTTGCGGCTTTCGGGACGGTTTCTTTTTCTTTGGCATCTGCATATTTTGTCTCTTGGAAGCCATGAAGCTTTGTCTTATCACCTGGTCCAGGTGACTTGGCACGGCTTTTACGAGCTTCCTTGAGTCGACGTCTTTTGGCAGCGCGCTTCTCGGCGGGAGTTTTTTGTACGTTTGATCGGGCGGGGACGGCCCGAAGGCTATCTCCGACCCGTTCGTCCACACAGGCACTCTCTCCTCCTGCGCCACTGTCCTTACTAAGCTCCACAGAGCCCCCAAGGGTACGGTTGCAGCTTCCACTAATACTCTCTGGATTCCAGATGTGTTTGCGGTCGTCGCCTCCCGCAGTTGGAGGTAATCTGTCACAATTGACGGTTCCAGTTTGACGTACTCGGTAGCTAACGCTGAATTTTCCATCACACTCCGATATCTTATAATCACTAGGTTCTAGTGACTCAATACCGCTCCAAAACTGGCGAATTGCAAGATCAGGAATTGGAGGCATGGTAGTTCTCGCTTCAATAAGCACGCACTCGAGACTATCAACAATCTTTCGCGCACCCTTATTACCAGCTAACAACAGCTTAATACCTTGCAATTGCATCATTCGCTCATCAACAGTTTCGCAACGGTTATGAAAGAAATTAATCAAAGTCTTTTCCCATCGTTTAAAAGACACACCATAATCGCAATCAGTCCACTGATAACCAATAAACGATATATCTTCCAAACGGTCAGAATAAATTAGATCACTTTCCTCAATAAGATTGCCCCACGCTTTCTGGCGCCGGACAAAATCGGCCTTAGAAGGAAAATCAGCAGTAGTAGCAAGGACGAAGTCGTCGCCATACAAGTCCATGTACTGGCCAGTATGAAACCACCAAGCATAAAGCTCACTCATAGTAGGGGGCTTATCAAAAGCACCCCTAATTTGAGAACATGCATTATAAATGGAGTTAATCTCGCCAGTCCAACGTTGACCAGATGGGTTGAATGCTTCGAAATCAGAATATAAAATGACATTACCAAGTCGCCAAAACTTTCTACCACAATTAATTCTGCAGATCCATTCGAATCCATTTCGTGTACGGCGGTCGGGAAGATTGACACCAGCGATTTTAGCAAAAATTTGATGGCCAAGATTTAATCCTGGACCATGCTGATGAAAATCGAATCCGGTAAAATCACCTTCTCCTTTCTTCTTGCATTTATGCTTCTTTCGCCGGAGCTTCTTCATCCCTCCGTACGCACACGTCATACCAATTCGGCAAACCCCCTCAGTTGGATCCTCCTTCATATACTTCAAACCAGGAGCAACCATAATCTGAAGTAAAATTTGAACAAGGGGAGCAGCAATTATGATACGAGATTTCTTCCCTTGATCGAACTTGGATCTCTTTATGAACTCAGGTTTTGGATTAACATCACCTACGTTACAAGGGATCTCAGGCTCACGACCTTCGAGAATGTCCTCAATCGCATCACAAACTGCTTTCCAACATTGGGGGCAGTCTCTCACTTGTTGTTTAGACATGTGAGATCCTCCACATACAGCATCAGTATTAAAAGGATAACCTGATGATTTATCTGTTATCTTCGCCTTAACAATCTCCTCCCATGCTTCATCAACAGAAATCATAGGCACGACACCAGGAGCTCCCCTAAACATGTTAGGTACAAACTCTTGCATAACCTCAGCCCAGGCATCAAAATCCTTAGGCTTAAAAATCTCGTCGTCATACTGCAATGCGAAGACTTCAGCAAGAGACCTGCTATCAGTCTTAGACATGACATATTTCGACTTAATTTCAGGAGCCAAACGATTATACTCAGCCTCAAGCAGAGGATCTAATCGAACCTCGCTTTCTGCATAGAAGCGGGGGGTACATTCAGTGGCAACTGTCCAGTGGCGTAGCTTTACATCCAAATAATCAGACGGCACATCAGAAACAAGCTCATCTGCCAAACTGTCATTTTCATCAAGCACAAGCGACTGCATCTTTCCAGACCGTCCCGAGTGAAACTTGTTGAGTTTATTGGCAATTTGTTTAAGATTCGCTCGCTTCTTAACCTGCTTCTTGCCAGACTGATAAGCTTTACGCTCATCAGACGGGCCACGTTTCGCCACACCACGAGAGTTCTTGTTGCTGTTGGGATTCTTCTTTAACTCAGGATTAACCCCAATATTCTTGTCAAGTTTAAAATCGGAGGCACGATCGATATCATATACATCCTCAAGAGCCTGGAAATGGTTATCATACTCTCTAACTTCACCATTAGGTAAAATCAGAGACCAATCACCATCCTGATTCATGAGAGTACCTAGAACACGATTGTCCCTAGGATCACGCAACGTGACACCAACGGAGGAATCCTGGTATTGGTTAATTTTAAACCCAACGTCCTCACGAGCCACACCCACCTTATCAATAAAGAAAGAGATTATGCGACCAGCATCCCACTCACCAGTTTCCGACCCAAAGGCCAGTAACTCGACAATGAAGTCGTCATCAAAAGCAACAGCAGTATTTGCAGTTTTTCCACCTTCAATGTGAACACCTACACAAGTATTCCCAAAAAAGACGGGCGAACCAGAAGAACCAGCTACAGTTGAAGCAGAGTGATAAAAATGCTTACCATATAATCTCAAAACCTTACCAGAAGAGGTTGACTGCACCTTATCACTAAACACTCTATTCGTAATTTCTTGAGTATACACAGCTATGCTCAAGTCGACCTTCGTCGGCCCAAGTCTTCCAGCTTTAACACTGGGAGGCACGGCGATAACAGCAAGATCACGGTCAGGAAAGGTCCTAATAATTCTTAACGGATAGCTTCTCACAATGATGTTGCCATTCACTTTCTCAAAGTAAATGACAGCACCAGGTGCGTAAGAAAACTGCTCAAGTTGATGTAGTGAACAAACAGCAACACCAGACTTGTAGCAGTAGCCAAGTCCAAAAATATTATCAGGGCCAAAACCAACAGCAATCGTACTGCGCCAAGCCTTCTCAATAAAGAAAGGTTTCGAAGTAGAAAGCAACGATTCCTTCTTTTGAGAACGTTCAGGCCAACAATAGACGATAAAACATAGCAAGCACACACAACAAATAACGATCTTCGCAAGTGCATTAGACTCACTGAAGTATAGCGCACACAGTGACGTTAAGTATAACTGACCGAAAAAATCAAATACACCCAAATCACATTTGAAGAAACCATACTTACGAAAGTCATACCAGCACTTGCAAACATTGAAACGAACACGCCTAACAAAGGCAACAAAGCAAACGGCACAAATAAAAGACGCAGCAGAGCGAATCCACACGTCTCTTATGAAGAAAATTACAGGTGAGAAAACTAAAGCAAGTAACCCTTCAATGGCGTAAAAAGACAATACCGCACCATTTGCAAATAAATAGTACAGAAAGTCCAGAAACGCATAGTTGGAGGGTTAGGTGGACAATGACAGTCTGCAAAATGACTGCAAGCATGAGGGAGGAGCAAACAGCACCTCCCAATGCGAGCAGTAACATTAAGCAGACCGTCCTCGGTAGAACAATTGCCAATATCACAAAATTCCGGTGTTGAGACCCCGAACCACAGATCATGTTGAACAGGATCACACAAAACTCTACTCATGTATTCCACACTGGCCTTAACAGGCACAGCCTGGAAAAGCAAGAGTAGAGCCATAAGATAAGTAACACCGAGGAATTTCGACACATTGGAAATATATCTATATCTACTCGAACGCTTAATTTTCTTACCAACAACTTCCTCGACCTTAGCTTTGACATCAGCGTTAGACACAGTCCATTTCACTGGAGCAATAAGCTTAAAAAGGGCGTCAAGGGCGCCAACAAAAATAGTAGGCATCCCTAGGCTCGGTGGAGGGACGTGAAAATAAACCTTGTCAAACCACACAGCAACATATAACAATCCATCAATAGCATACAAAGAGACATCAGTAACAATACGGCCAAACACGGAATCACCGGGGCCGACT